ACCAACCGAGGAAAATTATCAATGGCTCCGGGAGCTATTCAGCCGAGACCGTCCCGGCGAGTACTTGCGGCGAGAGTATGAGGACTTGCGGCGAGAGTATGAGGACTTGCGGCGAGAGTATGAGGACTTACGGAGGCCGTTCAACGTCTCCTCCGAAGTCCCGTACACCGACATCTGGAACTATCCGACAGTCCAGAGCTATCCAGGGAAACACCCCACAGAGAAGCCCTACCAGATGCACCTAGACGTGATCAACGCATCCAGCCGTCCGGGCGATACCGTCCTCGATGCGTTTGGCGGGTCATGTAAGGTCTACGACGCCTGCCTAGAACTCGGGCGCGTCCCTATCATAATCGAGAAGGACGAAGGGTATTATCGAGCCGCCATGAAACGGATACGAAACAAGCCGACCACGCTCGAAAAAGCGATGGCGGCGGCGGAACGGCCCACGGCGACGCTGGAGGACTTCGAATGATATTACAGGGCGACTGCCGTGAACGGATGGCCGAAATGGAGGAGAACTCTATCGACGCGATCGTCTGCGATCCGCCTTACGAGCTGGGGTTCATGGGAAAGAAATGGGATGGGTCCGGGATAGCCTACGATCAGGAGGTCTGGAGGCAGGCGTGGCGCGTCCTGAAGCCCGGCGGCTATCTGCTGGCGTTCGGAGGGACTCGGACCTATCATCGGCTGGCTTGCGCGATCGAGGACGCGGGACTCGAGATCAGGGACTGTATCTCTTGGGTATATGGATCAGGATTCCCGAAAAGTCTGGACGTGTCGAAGGCGATCGACCGGGCGGCGGGGGCCGAGCGGAAGGTAATCGGGGAACCTACTCGCCACGGCGGTGGAGACTCTCAGATAATGAAAGGTGATTATAATCCACCGATCACCGCCCCCGCCACCGATGCCGCCCGCCAATGGGACGGGTGGGGGACCGCTCTTAAGCCCGCCCATGAACCGATCGTGATGGCTCGCAAAACACTCTCCGAGAAGACCGTTGCTGCGAACGTCCTCCGGTGGGGTTGCGGCGCGGTGAATGTGGACGGGTGCCGGATCGGGACGGAGACGATAACACAACACGGGAGAAATGAAAAAGACGGCGGGGGGTGGAAAGAACATTGGCATAACGAACTTGAGGCGGGGAAGTCGTGGTTCGGCCGCTGGCCTGCGAACCTCATCCTCGGCCACGCGCCGGGGTGCGTTCGGCGAGGGGAGGACTGCGTCGAAGGATGTGCGGTACGGCTCATAGCGGAGCAATCGGGGCACCTGAAGAGCGGAAAAGTAAAACCATATAAAAATAATGGTGGATGGAAGCAAACAAGCGATTTTAAAACGGGTTCGTTTGAAGCCAGTGAAGGCACCGCCGCCCGGTTCTTTTTCCAGGTAGACCCGGACCCGCTCTTTTATTGCGCGAAGGCGAGCCGGGCAGAAAGGAACCGGGGGCTGGAAGGGATGCCGACACGAGAGGCGAAGACCTTCGAAGGGCTAAACTCGCCTGAGATGAGAGCTGCCCGGGGGAGACAAGCCAAAGAGACCACCCGCCAAAATCACCATCCGACGGTCAAGCCCCTCAAGCTGATGCGCTACTTGGTGAGACTCGTCACCCCGCCGGGCGGGACGGTCCTGGACCCATTCGCCGGATCGGGTACAACCCTCATCGCCGCGAAAGAGGAGGGGTTCAATTTCATCGGGATCGAGCTGGAGCCTGAGTACGTCGAGATCGCCGAGGCTAGACTGGCGGCGGCGGACCGCCCCCCGGCGACGCTGGAGGACTTCGCGCCATGAATGCACGCGTGCTTTTCCGAATGCGCGGTGACTCATTCTTCGTAGCAGCGCGGAGACCCCGCCCTTCAGGGCGGGGAGTAGTCACCTCCCCGCATCACACCAACAGACGAGAAGCGAAGTATTCCAGCCGATCAATTACCTCTTTTGGTTCGGTGCGGCGCGCTTCTGCTATGCCTTGTTTGAATACCTTCTCGAGAATCTTGCGGTCAGATGGGTATATTCGCACGTCTCGAAGGATTACTCCAGTCGGCTCAAGTCCCTGCGCCATCCGCCTGATTTCGGCCCATTCAACGACGGATATGGTACGATGCCCGGTGTAGGTTCTGCCCGTGACCGGGGACTTGTTTGACCGAAGCGCCTGCACGATTATCTCAAGGGCCTTGGCTTTCACGTCGGGGTCTCGGATTACAGCCCATTCACCCAAAACGACGATCGGCAGAGTCCTGAATTTCGTGGTTTTCTCGTTCCCTAGATCGGGGTATTCTTTCACGAGATCCAATGTTACTGATCTGGACCTGGCGCGAAGCTTCATATTTAGAAATTCCACGCATCGCGTTTTTCCGTTCCGTCGCTCCTCGTTAACAAAAAGGTCGTTAGCGCAGAACGTGTCTATCTTTTTATCCTCTTCTTCCATATTCATCTCCTCCGGGGGCTCCAATCCTCTACGCGATTGGATATTCGGTCTCCTTTACAGTAAGGGCAAGATACCGGTCCCGGTTCAGGTAGGTAGGTATCGAACCCCCACTCACAGTCATCACAATACAGTTCGCGCACGTTAGGCAAGAAACACACCGACGAAGCGCCATTGAGCAATTCGTCAATTTTCCTGTCCGATTCAGCGACAGTCTTATCGATTTCTGCTCCAACCCGCCTGGCCTTCTGGAAGCTTTCCCACGCATCCAATCCGGTATCGAATGATTCGGATGAATCTATGGCTTTTTTGACGGCCTTGAGAGCCCCCATGATCGGTGTGCCGGTTTCATCTAGTAGTTTGTACGCCTTCTCGATAGGGAATCTGCGCGATCGCATTATCCAGTCGGCGATACTTGGATCGATCGCCTCGACCCCTCGGACCAGGCGTGCAAACGCCGCGCTGGATTGAACATACCGTTTACTGGTATGAAACCTCAACGCGACATCCTGCATCGATGACTCCCCATCCAAGTACGTGGAGCCCATCACAAACGTTGATAGTTTCGATCTCTCGTGTGGAGGGCGAGCAAGTATCTCGGTGACTATATGGGGTTTCGCGTCCGCCATGTCGCGCATAACGGCCAGTTGAAACGTGGGGATTTTCACATCCGATGCTACTATCTGCTGAATGGTTTCGGGCGAGGTCTTCTCTTCGATTTCGTGTAGCACCTCGACGAACTGAGCTGCCCTTTCTACCGTCTTGGGGCTCACCCCCCAAGCTTCGCCGACGACTTCAACCGTCCTGCTAGGTCTGTCGTCAGGTTGACGACTGACCTCAACCGTGTACTGGTTGGTCCCCAACGGGTTTCGATTTTGGTCTTTTGCTGCTTGCCTCTCATACGCTCGCCCGATCAGGAGGTTAAGCTGACTATCGTTTAGGTTCCGGCGGCCTTTCTGGTGTTTCAGTAGCCAAAGAATCGCGTCGTCTACATCATCGAAGTCCTTCTCTTCGATGGAATAATCGGTTAGGCCGAACTCTTGGATGGCTTTCCATCTATGGTGACCATCGACGATGATATCTTTACCCTTCCAGACGATCAGGGGTTCCAAGATCTTGCCGTCCGATAGGACGTTCTTGGAGAACTGCCCCCACTCCTCGGGAGTCATTGGGCGAAGCGCCGCCTGAATATCAGGGTCGATTTTAAGGATTCTTCCCATCAGCTCCCCCCATCAGTAGTAGCCTCGATACCTCTTTCCATGATACCGCTCCTATTTTCCACCTGGCCCCGTCCTGGCTGAACTTCTGGATCTCGGCATCTTCTGACCTACTCGCCCGTAGAAGGTCCACTGCGTCGGCGAGCGTTGGGCAGACTTCCATCTCCTTACCGAGGTCCAGAATATAGAACTCACCGTTGTCGATTCTCATATCTCCAGCTCCTCCAAAAGTTTAGTCATCGCGTCGTCCTGTCGGGGCAGCGCGTGCTTTCGCTGGTATGCTTTCAGCTTCTCTTTGGCATCGTCCGATACCATGACGTTGATTCTTTGCGCCATGATATATTTGTTATAACTAAAAGCTTATATAGTTTACGGTGGGCGATGGACCGTTATCCTTAAATATCATTAATCCTATTAATGATTATGCGGTCCGAATTAAAGCCGACGACAGCTAACCTACCTGATGTCCTCGTGAAAAAGATCGATGACATCGTGGCGGCATCCAGTAAGTACCGATCCCGTAGCCATTTCTTTCAGGTGGCGGCGGAACGGCTGGTGGCGGAAGAGGCGCGGGAGGGCGGAGCGTGACGATGGAATCCACCACCCGACGAATCGTG